GTCTTGAATCCGATAACCGTACTCGTAACAATCATGCCGACATACGGCGTTCCATCCGGCTGAGCCAACCATTCAATCATCATGGCATCTCCGTTTCTTGGAGTGGGTTTCTTGCACATTCTCCCTACTCTGAGAGGGTATCTGCCCTCAATTCTCGGATTGCCTTTTCTGTCTGTAATTGATACAACTCTATAAGTTTCCATGGCAGCCTCCTTAATAAAGATTCCACAAAAACAGTTCTTCGTTTTCTGCCGGATCGCACTTTTCTTTCCATTCCAGTTTTCTCACTACATCCCATGTTTTCATGCAGATATTAGATAAGTCGTACCTGTCGTACACCCTCTTGTCGATAAACAGGCGCATATCCAAGCCCTCATCGTAGAGATTGGAACTCATGTATTTCAGATTACGAATATCCTCATCTGTGGCTTCCGCATGGACTGTTACTGTGATACCGTCCAAGTGTTTTAAAATTACCGGATGATCGTCCATTGTCAGACAAGCCGTATAAAGATAGATTTTCTGTCTCTTATTCTGCTTTCTGAGCATTTTAATGACTGTGTAGAGCTGTGCCGGATTTATCATAGGCTCTCCGCCGGTAATCACAACTTCCTCATAGTCCTTTAATGCCGTGATACCGCCAATCACTTTCGCCAATGATGTGTAGTCCAATTTGCTGTTGCAGCACCCCGGGCACTTCCGGTCGCACTTTGATGTGATAATTACTCTCGCTGTCTTTTTCATCTTTCCTCCTTAATCCATGCCGTCATAAAGGCTTTCAGATAATTCAACCTGTTCGTCTGTCAAATCCCTAAGTGCATTGATTATCTTCATCTTTGTTTCTTTGCATGGGAAATATCCGTACTTTGCATATCTCAGCATCCGTTCAAAAGTGCTCATTGGAAACGGAATATCTTTATCAATTACAATCCGTTTAAGATGCAGATGTTCAAAAAACGCATCATCCATCAGGATTTTGTACTCAATGTGTGTTTCCGGTATTCCAATTTCCTCTAAGAAATGCTCATCTTCCAGAGTTTCAAACGGAAGTTCTTGTCTTTTCGCTACCGCACCAGTTTCATCCTCTACTTCCTCTTTGTAATATGCGAACTTCGTGATTGTGAAATCGAACTTATTCAGAATTTCTTCCGGTTTTCCAAATATTTTGCAACAAAGTTCAATCACAACACCTGTTTCAATGTGTTTGTATGCCTTTACATTGTCGTTTTCGTAGTGGAAATGATATTTCTCATCTCTTGCATCGTCTCCGTCATATCCTTGTGTCTGACTGTCAAAATACTGTACCGCATCATCAAAATCGCTTTCATTCTCAAAGAAAATATCAAGGTCCTTTACCTTTTCTTTATTGAATATGTTTTTGAAACATCCTCCACATATAAATCCTTTGTGACCGGTCATGTACTCATCAAGCCAATTTAATATCCAGAAGTTTTCTCTGTCTCTCTTTATTAGAGCCATGTTTCCTCCTATCTCCGTGCCATTGCTTCCTCGTATAATCGTTTGTATACGTCCCTCTCAGCAGTTATCTTTGCAATTTCCAACTGTGTCTCAACGTCCGGCATCTCCACCTTTTCTGCAATAGGTTCAGGTTCTTTCTCGTCTGGCTTCACTGCTTCATTTGCAGCTTCCGCCCACTTCTTTACCAGATCATTCGATTTGATGTTAATTCCAATGCCGATGCTTACCGCCAACGCTGCATCGATCTTTTTCATTTCTGCCATAGAACACTGTCCTATGTAATCTCCAACCTTATCCTTGTTTACCGTATCAATCTGCTCACAAAGCACGGTGGACGGATATTTTGAACTGTTGATTTTAACGTGTGTCGGCAACGGTTTCTTTTCCTGGGTGGTAAGGTAAACCACTTCCAATATAGGTCCTGCATTGTTGCCAATATCATTGCTTATGATTACCGCAGGTCTACCCCCCCCTGTACATTTCCGCTATATTCGCTCTCGTTGCGGATATAGAAGATTTCCCCTCTATAAAACTCTTTGCTCATAGTGTCCTCCTATTCGATTTCATCCTCCTGCGGCATCTCGAACACTCCAAGTGGTTGATCCGCCACATATTCACATACTAAGTCTCTGGGGTTTTCATCCTGTCCTCTTTCAAACAGCAAATTCATGGTGTAGCAGTCCATAAGCATTGAAATCGCCATTCTGCATTTTTCTTTCGTAGAATATCTGCCAATCACTACTCTGTTTTCTCCTACGAGGGCAGCAACTTTGTACCGCCCATCATATTTGCTGTCCGTGCTGTATTCTGTTACCTTGTCGTTGTTCAGAACTACCGCTCCATCCTGAGACTTAACAAACATCACGTTTTGCCTCTCTTTCCTTAATTCGCCCCATCTGTCGATTGATTTTGAAATCAATTCGTTCCTCTACCTCTGCTACGCAGTTAAAAATAATTCCCAACTGTGTGAGCATGATCTGTACATCTGCAATTTCATCAATCACTGCATCTCTCATTTCCGCTGTTTTCTCATCGCTACGGCGGAATTTCAGAATGGCTTTGACGAGTTCCGAACACTCTTCAATAGCCATATCCTCCTGTGCATCGTTTCCATACGTTTCTACGATGGTGTTGAGGTTTCTCATCTGCTCCTGTGTCAATACTGTTTACCTCCTAATATCTGATATTTAGATTTCCATGTTCATTGATCCAATCAATAATTTCCTTGAATCCAAGCCCTCCCTCATTCCAAGGTTTCATAATGTACTCGTACTGTTTTGGATGAGTGAGTTTCATCTTTTCAAATCTTCCCGGGGACTTTTCAAGATGGCATCCATAGCCGCAGAACATACAACCAGTGCGCTCACATCCGGTCGTTTTGAGAACCGGTCTGCCAAGGTCAAAGATTTCCATGTTGCTTACATCAGCTAATGTCATTTGACCGTGTGCCTCATCCTCTGTTACAACCTTTCCATATACAGAACAGATTTCAAATCTCTTCGGATTCTTTTTGATGTATTTTCTGGCTTTTCTTCGCTGAATTTTGTCTGCTCTGCGCCGGACTTCCATGTTGCAAACCGTTAAGTTTTGGTCGTATTCATCTTGCAGTTGCCGTATGTAAAGAAGTACATCCTGTTCCGTCCAAAAACTCATAGGGTTGCTGATCGGAGATTTCATATCAAATCCATTGCATCCATTTTTAAGCCACTGCTGCGTTCTCAATCTGCTCTCACTCGCCATTTGAGCCGTCATTGGTTTACGTCCTGTTGTATTTTGGTATGTGTGCATGGGAGATTTTTTCATCACTTTGCAACACATCGCAGAAATTTCAAACGGCGAATCTAAGAAGAATTTATATCTGGACTTGTTGTACATTTCAGATATTTCCTCTGTCTGAACGCCTTTTTCTTTGTGCTTTAATGTTCCAAGCAAAATTTGAAATCTAACCGGTGGCGTGCTAGGGATAATCCCCTTTTTCAGCATTTTGTAGTTTGGATTCTCTTTGTTTGTTCTTCTGTCTACTCCGATTAGATCCGCCATCTGAGCGCAATACGGAACTCTCTCTCTCTCTCTC